GTTTCCTTGTTATTTCCCCCATTGGGCTTACTTTTCTTATTATTATTATTAGATTTGTTAGTCTTTTTATTATTTCCCACTTTAACACCCATTTTCCTTCTAATGCTCTAGACGGAGACACTAATTGTGTTTCCGTCAAGTGCATTTCGATATGATATATCGTATAGAAGTTCATGGTTTTTTGTTGAAATTAACTCCATCGGCCAATTTGTTATACGGCTATCCGAAGATATGGGGTAGATATTCTTTTCATTGCATACAGCTTTAAGTTTCCCATAAGGTATATGGGGCAAGACTACTTTGTAATCTTTTGTTAAACCAGATTCGTCGTTGAACATATCTTTTGTAAAGTTTTGTTCTCGAAGGATCCCCTTAAATAATGGGTCTGGGCTTTTAAACTTAAAGTCGCCTATGTTAAGTGGTTGGTATTTTGATTTTAAAATTACCTTCTGGTAAGATTTCGAAAGAGGTGTTGTGACATATACATCTTTAATTACCTTAAATCGGCTAAATTTAGTCGATCCTATACTTAGTTTCTCTTTAATGTCGTGTTCTAGATAGGCAGCCAATAAACGTTGAGTTTTAGTAAAATTTACTTTAACATCTTCGTTAATAAAGCCTAAACCCCCTAGATTCCTATCGATAAATAAATTAAGATAAGAGCTACCAACTTTTGTATATTTAGAAATAATATCCTTAAAATAAAACAAAAATCTGTTATGAGAACGCAGTTTATTTGGTGAATTGGCAATCAGTTCATTATAGATAGAATCTATTGTTTGATCTGATCTGTCAGAGGCAGAGCCTCCTTTCTTAGATTGTCCGGTCAAAAGACCACAATTTAAGAATTTCATCTTTGTAAACTGTTTAGTCCCATAATGGTAAACAAAACACTCAGAATTAACCGTAAGTACATTGGTATGTACATAATTCTTTCCCACTGATAGTTCGAAACCTACTGTCGCTACGTTTTTACGCCAAATAGCATATAGTTCGGGATTTGAAGGAAACAAGATATCATCCCCATTAATTAGAACGGGTAAATCCGAAAAAGGAACTTTCCGACCCAAAAGTGTTTCAAGTGACATATGATAACATATCATGTTGCACATACACAAAATAGGGAAAGAAAGTGGTGACCCCATAAGTTGCCCATTTCTTTGGGTAACTGAAGGTAACTCCGTCTTTTTCGGATAATGTATCTCATGTTCATAGAGTACAGCTCGTAACAGATCCTTTAATTCATCGGAATAGTTGGTTTTCTTAAGAAAGGCCTCAAAACAGGCTTTAGTGAAATTGATATTCAATTTATCTGTAGCAGCGGAATAATCTCCACTTACAAATGAATCGAATTTTAAACCGATATTATCGGCCTTATCAACCATATTACGAAGATGTCTTAACTGGAGTTTCTCCCCAATTAATAAAAACATTTCATACTTTCTCAAATAGTCCCACAAACCCTTTTGGAAGAATTTACTAATCCAATAAGGGAATGGCTCTCCTTTTGTAATCATACGGACCTTTAACGGTTCCGGGATTGCATAAGTAGTAGCATCTAAAACCAACTTGTCTCCATCACCAACATCCACATCAAAAAATGCTTCCATCGCTGCTTTAAATGTTGGAGCAGACTCCCCGTAAAAACTATAAAGTTCTCCGGGTCCTCTCTCCTTCATAGCAACCAAGTCGTTAGATTCTAAAAGAAATTTTGATTCAACGATTTGGGATACTTCCCCATCTTCGTCTTCTCCTAAGGAGAAATTAAATTTCCAAAATCCCTTATTCTCTTTCAACTCCTCACGTATAAACTTTCTTTGTCCTCCCTCCGCAAACGGTGCTTTGTGACCAGCTGAAGTGCTGGGTTCATATAACCGCGGGGATGGTCCCTTAAATTTACACACGAAACGGTCAGCATATTGACTGAATCTCTCTTCAAATTCCTCCAACTCTTTTCCTTCTAGTATACTGAAGGGTTCTCTACGCATCGTTTTCCAATGATCAACATAAGCTGATGTAATATAGGAATCAGGCACAGTAGCACAACCTCTTTTAATACCATAAAGGTAAGAGCACCACAACGTAAGGTTTTTCTTATTCACCTTAGTACAGTAACCAAGAGAGGATTCTTTTCCTCCCCCCATAAGCCTGTTTTTTAATATTTGATAGATCTTTCCTTTAAAGATTAAAGGTTTAAGACCAAGATCTGCAAATCCCTCGGGTTCCTTAGGTAAATCATTCTTAAGGAACTTGGCCATTGGCCAAGCAGTGCAATATTTAGCAATTCTGACGAAATCGTATTTATTGAAACTGTGAACATCTAACATAAATGTTATAAAATGTTTCACATTAATTTTCTTAATTTCATCAAACAATTGGTGGAAGAGAACTTCTAAGGTAGAACGAACATATGAGAGTGTAAATTTTAACTCCTCCCATTTGTCGCATCTTAGAATGTAAATCTCTCTATCTAAATATGTCCCCCTTCCAAGATAAATGTTCTCAAACAAATCCATACAACTGAGTGTAAATTCAGAATTTGGTAGTACGAGTTCATGTAGGGAATAAATGGAAACGTCAGTAGTTCGACCAATCTTTACGCCATGTTCATCAAGAATAGGTGTATGTTTGATCGTCTTTCTGAATTTCTTGCATTTCTTTTTTATCTTTTCAATTTCAATATCTATATTTTTATATTTTTCGTGTAAGACTCCAGAGCCATCTCTGGTATGGGAGTCACACAAAACCACATCACAAAGTTCTAGAACATTCAT